CACAGCTACTATTGATGACGACATCCTTTTGGATTATTTTAACACTTTTACCTTCTCATATCTATACTCTTTTCATTTCAATTTTTTCACCACACCACCCATTTAGGTTTTTACATTTTTTTTTGGGGAACCCAGGTTCCCCTAAGACCCCTCCTAATAAAAAATTTATTAATAAAATTTTAATAAAAATTGAATTACTTTTTATTAAAATTTTCATAAGCAAATAAAATGTCCTGTTTCCAAAAGCAACTGGTGGTTCATAAGCTTCCACTCCCGGTGGATGTTTTACATAATGTATATGATTATTGTTTTAAACATGTAACGGATGTACAAAGACAAAAGAAGGCAGCTATGCTTAATGCAATTAAAAATCAAACTGAAATTAGTAATATTCATGTAGTACCAGGCTTGTGGTTCCGGGAACATGATCACCAACATGCTTTTGTTAAAACCCGATGTTTCTCTGTTTATCCAATAAATGTACCAGAGTTGAACTGGGGCCCTGATTCAAGGTCGCTGGCAGAAACCTACCTATCTTATAGTATTTGTTCAAAATGTGGTGATTTTGTTAATCCAAAGACCAAAGAGCGCAACAAACACTCATTTGCATGGAAAAGGCAACGTTCCTGCAACGAGATTTCTCCGTTCTCAAAAGTAACATGTAAAGAAGAAAAATATCATTTAAGTTATTGTACTAAGTAGTACATCATAGTTTAAAACACGTTTATTAAAATTGAAATATTTTTATGAAAATTTTATAAGCAAATAAAATGTCCTGTTTCCAAAAGCAACTCGTTATTTATAATCTTCCACTTCCCGTGGAAGTTCTACATATTATATATGATTATTGTTTTAAACGCGTAATGGATGTACAAAGAGAAAATAAAGCAGCTATGCTTAATGTAATCAAAAGACAAACTCAAATCTATATCCGCGATGAAAAATCAAATCTATCATTTCGAGAGAACGAACACAAATATGCTTCTATTAGAACCCGGTGTTTCTCTGTTTATTCAAACAATTTTCCAAAAATATTCTGGGGTCCTCATTCAGCATCTCAACCCGAAACCTACTTGTCTTATAATATATGTACAAAATGTGGCGATTTTGTTAATCCAAAGACAAAAGCACGCAACAAACACCCAATAATGAGGTATCCTTGGAAAAGACAACGTTGTAACAACGAGATTTCCCCATTTTCAAAAGTAACATGTAAAGAAGAAAGTTATCATTTTACTTATTTACTATGAAGAAGATTCAAGTTAATATGAAATACGTATTTGTAATTGTAATATTTTTTTAGTTTTGAAATAAATTCCAAAAAAAATATATAAATTTTACATAATACAAGAATAAAATATATACTTACTAAAATCATCCGCATTGACATGTTACCTTTTTTGAAAAATTTCCATTAAATCTTCTGTGTTTGAACAATCTTTCCCAATTTGCTACATTATAATGCTTAAGATTTTCAAAACGGGTTCCAGGATTAATAAAGTCACGACATTTTAAACAAACCTCTGTCTTTATACGTGTATCCACCCATACCCGATGCATACCATAAAAGCTTTTGGGTATGCTTTTATTATAGAAAAACATTACTTTTTTATTTGAACGAAGACTAGAATCGGTGCTCGAAAGTTCTTCATAATCTGTATAAGATTGATTTATTAACTGATTCAATAATGCGGTCTTTTTTTCTTTCTGTTTTTCAAAAAAATTAGCAAAGACATAATCATTTATAATGTATATTACATCAAGTGGGAGTGGAAGAAGAATAATTGAAAGTTGCTTATCTAGACAAGTCATATTAATTTATTATTTTATAAAACGAAAAAAGAAAACATTTCAATTTTTTTGCAAAACATTTCAATTTTTTTGCAAAACATATAAAAAATAGATTTAAAATTTTTATTTTATTTATATTATCAGGATGATGTTTGACAATATATTTTTGATTTCTAGATATGTCTTCTCTGTTTTTGGGTTTTCGATATTAACATCTTATACAATATGTTCTTTTACAAAGACACCATTTTTTAATCCAAAATCTTCATCAACCGAAATAATCTCTACTCTTCGAGACTCGGCTATAAATCTTTCTATACTTGGTTCTCAAATTATAGGTTCTGCAGTTTTTTATCATAATTATTTAGATATCGAATCGCATTCTTTAACTAAAACAATTTTCAATATTATTCGATATTTTTTATGGATAGAGCTTTTTTATTATGGGTATCATAGAATTTTACACACGCCCTTGCTGTATCCTCTTGTACATTCTCAACACCATAAAAACCGAGATGTATATCCAATAGATACAATAAATTTAAGTTGGATTGATTCTACGGGAATGCTTATAACGCTAATTTCTCCAATATGGCTTGCTAAAGTAAATTTATTGGAGTATAATATAATTATGTATGTTTACTTGACGGGAGCCTTTTTAACCCATTCGCGTCTTCTTGTTAATAGACATACAATTCACCATGAAAAATATAAATGTAATTATTGTTTTTTGTTTCCGGTTTTCGACTATGTATTTGGAACCCTGGAAATATAAAAAATTGATTTCGTTTTATTTTTTGATTAGATAGTTAAACAATTAAATCAAAATGAGAGAAAGCATACTAAAGTTACCCGAAGAAATCGAAAACGAAATAAGAGAATATACTCTTACAAGGTCTATCCGGTTGAGGATACTACTAGATAAATATCCATTAGATCAAATGAAAAGTTTCTTCAGTGGTTTTACAAAGGACCAATTAGATAGAGTATATAGATATGGTTGTGTTTCAAAAGTTTTGAATTGGAATAATTATGGATATTACATGTATACATCAAAACCTATAGTTAGTGAATTATTAAAAAATGTAATGAGGCATATTTTACCTTTTACTTATGAATGTTCGCCTGTGAGTGATTTCAATAGTTACTGGGAAACACAAGATAAGAAAAGACAGCCATCAAAACCAGAATATATTCGCAGAATCAAAAATTTCTGTACTTTTGCGCTTACATTTTCACTAGACACACGAAACAAAAAATTTATTGACTTTTGTGAAAAGTTGGTGAGTGATCTGGTGGTGGGGTGTTTGATTATGCATAAAAATAAGTAAATTTGTTTATAATAAGAATTTTGTTTATTTGTATTTTTTAATTTTTTCAGATAATATTTTAGAAGAGAAAGATTTTGTCTGTAGTTAAAAGCCCCTAGAAAATTTACCAATAAAATGGAAATTTTAAATCTACAAACATTTAAATATAGGTTAGTATATAATGAGCCAGAATAGTGTTGAAATCACATTAGATTCCGAAGGTTATGATCCTATAAATTTAGAACGTATGCCCATAAGTGAATGGATAAATTTAGATTCGGACTCTAATATAGTTTTACTTTTCAGAAAAGAAATTTATTTAATAAACGCATCTCTTGCGGATGGGGTATTATCCAGAAACGTACACGTTGAATGTGGTAAAGATAACGAACCATTATTAGATAAAAATACAAAAACTGGAGAAGATCTTTATGGGGTTTATTATAATCTTAGTGACATCGGTATTCCTGATTTGATGTGTGAAAAAGATAATTGGGAAGAAATAATAATGGGTGATACTGATTCTAAATTTTTTATAATTGAAGAAGACAAAAATTATCCAACTATTAGAACTACAAAAATAAATTCAAATAATTGCAAAGGTAGTAGATCTTTTACTGTTGGTGTTATTTCAAAAATAGAAATCCCGTCAACGGGTGGAATGAGAAAAAAAAAGAGTAGAAGAAATAATAAAATAAAGAGAAAAAGTAAAAAGAATAGAAAAAGTATCAGGCGAAGACAATCTAGAAATTAATTAATTCTTCGTCTCTTGAAACAACAACAATAATAAAAAAAACTTCTTTTTTTAGGCTTTCTTTCTAGTACTTCTAGTAATGAAAGAACATGATCATTTGAATCCCCGAATGTGTCATAATTTTTCATACTTATTTATTATTTGTTATTTAATATTTAAATGCCAAACTCAGGAATAGTGAAAATGTCTCCATTTTTTACATATTTTGCTATAATCGCGGGATTTTGCTTGTTGATAACAATGTCTTCTGCCTGATAAACATTTCCAAACTTGTCAATATAGTAAATTATACCTTGAATGTCTTGCGCCCAAACCTCGACTTTTTGTGTTGCGGGTTTAGTATCTTCTTGAGTATCCATAACCCCATGAGGGGTTCCTTTCATATGCGTTCCACAAAACTCACCTCCTTCTTTCTTTCTCCTAGTACATTGCTCATTGCTTGCTCGCTTTGCGCAACATCTATCAAAGAATGGAACTACATTCTTTACACGCTTTCTTTTCTGAAAATCGTCTTTCTGTAGTGAAAGGCGTTCATAATCAAAGATAAATTGCAAAAGTTGATTATTTTCGTTGCTTGTTGTAAGACCCAATTGCGTTGCTTTTTCCCGAACGCTGTCCTTGAACTCTCCAATATATGTTTCGATCTTTTTATTGAGTCTTCTTTCCATGTTTAAGTTATAATTACTATAATAAAATTATCTTTATTTCAATTTTATTATATATTGTAAAAAGACTTAAACCGATGCTTTGCAACCATATTTATACTTTTTCTAATGTTGAGGGGCTAGACTCTTCTGCCGCAGCTGAAGAGCTAGACTCTGTCGTTGTTGATAATTTAAGTTTAACCAACTCTTTTACTTTTTTAAAAGCTTCATATATAAGTTTGGCGTATTGGGATTTGCTATCGCTTTTATTTAATTCATAGTTGATAATATGATTCCATCGATAATCAAGATTTTTTATATACTTATCCTGCTGCAATTTAAGCCAAGTACAAGGACTCGAGTAGTTCTCAAAGCGCTCAAACAAATTATTTTTATCATCACTATCGAGTTTCTGGAAAATACATTTTTCATCTAAATCGTATACAAAATACATTGTACCAAATTCATGCTCTTCATCTACAGGTTTGGCCAACGTGAATTCAGGTAACACTCCCATCAACTTTTTTAATAATATATATCCCTGGGCCTCTCGTGTTTTATACGTCACGTCGCTTTTACCTTCCACCCACATCTCGCTAGTTCGACGATTCCACCTGTGCAAATTTAAAATGCCATTAGCTGTTGCATTTCCTACATCCGAAATTCCACTAAGAAAACCTTTATATAACTGAAAAACTACAAATATTTTATCTCCCATAGAAAATATAAAACATTGTGCTATTTTTCCGAATGTACCCTTTATTGAAATTACTGGTTGTAAATTTTCAACTTCCGTGCAGCACTCGAGAGATCGACATATCTGCCTCTCCTTCTCCTTCTCCTTCTCTTGTCCCGTCTCGATGTACCCGCCTATACGTTTACTTCTTTTACTAGTTTTGCTCCTTCTTTGTTTAGCGCCTTTTATAGTTTTGCGTTTATGTGTTTTGCGTCGACTAACACGTTTTGGCATATATATATATATTTGCTAAATATTTTTTAAAATAAAAATGTTTGGATAGTACATATTATTATTGCTTCAAATTCATAAATAATATTTAAACGAGATTTCATGCGCAAAAGATTAGTTAACGGACTTCTTTTTACGTTTTCCTTTTTCCTGAATTGTTAGAGAAACTTCACCAGAAGTGTTATCTTTATCTTCTTTTGCCATCATTTCATTTTCGCTTGGTTTTTTTTTCAAAAAACTATTTATTTTAGAGTATGCAGGGCTCTCTTTTTTACGCGATATTTTCTCTTTTTTCATTTTTTTTATATTAGCAGATGATTCTAGAGATTCATCATCGGAAAAATCAGAATCTGGTATAGATGCGGCTTCATTTTCGTTACCATCTAAAGTCAAATCATTCTCAATTTCTTTTCTCATTATTAATAATTTTTTTCCCATTAAAGTTAAATTTTTCAGGTGCATTTTATGGAAAAAAGTCATATAGTCTAAAAACATTCTTATTTTATCTCTTACTATGGAATAGTTATAGTCAAAAGTAAATACAAAGTTATCAATATTAAGTCCCATCTTTTTCTTAGTCAAATATTCTTTCAGTTCACTTTCTTTAGTATGTAAATTTGCATACAAACACTTGAATAGATCTATAATATTATCGTGAATTGTCAAAACAAAACATAATCCATATTCTTTTTTAGGATCAACAGCATCATATATAGGAAGTTCTGTTTCATTAATCGCTTTGGCAACATTTACTAAGTGCGGATCGGAATATTTTTCAAAAATGTATTCACACATTGTTTTGCAAAACTTATAATATTCACAATAAATTCGATTATTTATTACTTTGAAAAAAGTTTTGTTTTCATCAAGCTCTCTTTCTAAAAGAGCTATTTGAAATCGAAATGAGTCTAAGCTAAATACATATAGTTTTTCTTTATTTTTTTCTATTAGTTCAATATAATAACTTGTAATATTTGAAAGCTTTACGTCAATTTTTTCAAAAACAGAGGTTATTTTCTGAATTGAATCAACTATCTTTACAAAGCTATTTTTCAAATTATTAATCTCTTCTTCCATTTTAAATTTATACATTATGCAAATTTAATTATTTTTAAAAAAAAATTTATCATGATATTTTAAATGTCTGATTTTAACGCAAAAAATGAAGACTCTACAAATACATCTGAAAATACATTATTTCAAGAAACAAAATGGACAATAGATCACGAGAAAATTTTTATCGAGTGGGGCGATAAAGCTATGTGTTATCGCTGGCTTCACGCAAGGTCTCACGACTGGTTTTCTTTTATGAATGGACTCTACACGATTCCTGTTATTGTCATATCTACTCTTACTGGAACTGCAAATTTTGCCCAAACACGAGTTCCTGTCGACTATCAAAACTATTACGCGATGGCTGTTGGAGGCCTTAATATTATCGCCGGAATTATTTCCACCATTCAACAATTTTTAAAAATAACACAGCTTAATGAAGCTCACCGAGTTAGCAGTATAGTTTGGGATAAATTTTATAGAAATATTAAAATAGAGCTTGCAAAACATCCTGATGAGAGAATCCACGTTTTTCAAATGATTAAAATGTGCAAAGAAGAATTTGACAGATTAATGGAAACAAGCCCTTCAATACCGGAGTACGTTGTTATTGAATTTAAAAAGACATTTAAAGATGTTTTAAGTACAAGTGACACAAGTAAGATAATAGTTCAACCTGAAATATGTGATAAATTAATACCAACAAGAGAAAGTATTAATCAATGGAATGATGCAACAAAAATGTTGATAGAAATCGATAATAATGATAAAAAAACTAAAGATAATGAAACTTCAAAATTGAAAACTCTTGAAGAAAATAAAAAATTACTTCAAGATTGGATTGGTCTATTTTTTGTACATAATAAAAGACGACCAACTGACGAAGAAATCTTAGACCAATTGAAAGAAAAGATCGAATTAAATATTCTTAAAAGCATAATTCAAGACAATAAAAAAGATTTTTCAAATAATGTATAAATTTAGATAGACGAGTAAGAATTTGGCAAAATAATAATTGTTAACATGAGCAAAGCATAAAAAAATAAATATGTTGAGTAAACACGAATCTCTATATTATAAAAATTGAAGATCTGAATTATAGCATAAAAAAATATTATAGAAAATCCAATTATTGTTACAGTTCTTGCCGTTGACATATTATATTTATTAAAGAAATAAATATAATTATTTATTTTATGTAATAGTTTTTATTTTCATTCCATGAATCTCCTAATGTTCTATTGTCAATATGATGAAAAGATAAAGCTGTTTGTTGATCATAATCTTTTGTAACCCACATGGGAGCATTTTCTATAATTCTGCCGTCATCTAATTCTAATTTTCCAATATAAACACTTTGATGACTAAGCACCCATTTACCATCATGATCAGAAACTCTCATTGTTTGTCTCTCTGTTAAATTATCAAAGTCTTTTAGTATCTCTAGTTTATAAAGAGAATCGTCAATATCGTCTGCTGGTTGATTTAATAAAACTTTGCACTTTCCCAAAAATAAAGCAAATCTAACTATAGCCCCGGTTTCCTTATTACACCAGCCTCCTTTCTCTATAGATCTTTCGTATGTCGTAAAATAATAATAAGGACCAACAATACCATCATTTTCTGATTTTCCCACTCCAAAAATTGCCGTAAATTTCACTTTACTGATGCAAGTTCCATTATAGCATACTATCGGAGTTTCAATTTCTTCTTCGTTTTCATCAAACAATAAAGAAAATTTTCCGTTGTTCCTGAAAAAGTTAAAAACATTTTTATGTATTTCAAAATTGCAAACTTTTTGATAATTAATTATTTCATCCATTAATACTAACCACATTTTATCAGATCTATAAAGTTCTTGCACTTGAAAATCAAAATGGCTTAGATCATAAAATATGTAAACATCTTTTCCTAGAGAAATATGACCAGTGTACTTATATTCTTGCTTTTTTTCATAAGAATCCATGACTTCGTCTAGTTTTGAAATGCATTCATCTAAAATATTTTCAGTTCCCTGGTAAGAAAAGCAAGGAAATGCTAGAAAGTCTCCGAACATGCTGTTTGGTAGTTTATTCAGTATAAATTGTAAAAATGGAAGTTTTCCTGTTTGATTTACATGAAATGCGCAAATAAAGACATTAGAGTTATTATCGACGACGGGATCTTCTTTTATTAAAAAATCTAAAGCTTTGTATTTATAAAATGTTTTATTCCGGTACATTTTTGGAGTATAACTTTCAGAAATGTTGTCATCGCTATTAATATAATTATAAAATTCGCTATTTTCATTTTCATCAACATCATAATCATTTTCAATATTTTCGCTGTTTTCACTTAAAGCTGAATTAAAACTAGATAAAACATTTTTAATGTTGCTCTTATTAACACTACTAGGAAACATTTACTCTATTTCATGAATAATTATTTGTCAATTTTACGCTTAATAGTTTCTTTTATCTTTTCTTCTCGGCTATCAAGAACATGTTTTGTAAGATCTTCCGCCATTTTTGGGTCATTTTTATAGTAATTTTGAAGGGTTGTCAAAAGAGTTTTTCCACTAATAGGTTTTTTAATTGTATTTTTCTTGTAAATTAAAGCACCTCCATTAATGTCAAAGCACTCAATTTCATTTTTTTTCATTACATTCATCAAAGAGTCTGTAAGTTGCTTTTTCTTCATATTTTTATCTTTGACTTCAGCTTTTAATTTTAATATCTCATTATCTATTTTAATCCACTCTTTCACACTCATAACTAATTCATCTTTTGTTTCCATACTTTTCTATAATAATAAATTAATTCTAAACTATTATTATTCATATTTATTTATCATTCTTTTTGATATGTCTTGTGCAAAACTCTCCTTCCTTAATTTTGCACCCACAAATCTGGCCCTTTCTGGGACCATTTTTTAGAATTTGTTTACAGCCATTTTCAGAAAATATGATACTATTCTCGTTTGTTGATACATTTTTAACAAGCTTTTTCTGTTCTTTTTCTTCTTTTACCTTTTGCTTTGCAGCATCTTTCTCTTTTTGTTTATCTTCTTTCACTTTTTGTTTTTCTTCCATCTTTTTTGCCTTCTCTTCTTCTTTCTTTTTCATTATTTTATCTTTGATAGCTTTTCTTTGAAGAAATCGTGTATGAGTCATGCAGTAGTCTTTTCCATCTTCAAAAGAAGTTACGTACGTGTGTTGACAAGACATTGTTCCGTCGTTATAATTGCAGTTTCCATAAACATAGCTTGTTTTAGCTGCAGGTTTAGAAACAAGTTTTAGTTCATCAATAAAGTTGACTCCGTGGATCTTTTCCACTCCCGCATTTTCATAATATGGCAAAAGATTTGTTTCTTTATTTCTGCAGTACGGGCATCGTATTTCGTTTACTTTCAGTATTTGAGTATCCATTGACGCCAGTTTATTCTTTCTTATGACCAAGTCCTTAAAAAGCGGAACATAATTAAATTTGTGCCCACATTCAAGTTTTACATGATTTTCAGTTAAAGGTAAATTAGTTATTAGACAAACATTATCATTCTCTTCGGTGCTTTCATTTTTATTCATATCGGAGTCATCAAGAGACTTATAAAGTTCAGCATAAAAATCTATGTTCTCTTCAATAGAATATTTTGTCATTATGTATATTTTTCGACAAGTCTTTATATTTATTATCTTTGACAATTATATTATGTCACCAAACAAATGGGGTCCTCCAGTTTGGACGCTATTTCATACGCTCGCAGAAAAAATAACGGACACTGGTTATCAGCAGATTGGCATGCAGCTTTTCTACAACATTTATCGAATTTGCAGTTCGCTTCCCTGCCCAGATTGTGCCTATCATGCTACGCGTTTTTTAGGAAAAATTACACCAGCAAAATTAAAAAATAAAACCGATCTTAAGAACATTTTATACGTATTTCATAATATCGTGAACATAAAAAAAAACAAACCCACTTTTCATACGAGTAATATGGAAATCTATAAGAGTAAAAATTTGAACTACGTTTACGGAAATTTTATTCAGGTTTACAACACTAGAGGAAACATGAAACTTTTGGCGGAAAGCTTTCAAAGGCAAAGAGTTCTTGGAGAATTTAAAAAATGGTTTTTTTCAAATTATCGTCATTTTGTAGAAATAAAACAAACCCAAATTCCCTCACCGATTTCAGAAGTAATTGCAATAAAACTAGAAGAAGAAACCACGGACTACTCTGTTTCCGATGATATAAATACCACAATAGGTGATTTAGAAAATAGTGTCGCAGAACAGCCAAACTAACCTAATCAAGACTATATATTTTCTTTACCTTTGTAAACATTGCATTTGAAAGTCTGATTTGTGGGTCTTGTACAAATTTCTTTATCACTCGACATTTCATTAAAAAACATATATTTGCTATTTCCTGTTGCGTACATAATTAAGGTAACTAAAATACCCAAACTCATTCCCGCTAATATATCAACAAAAAGTAAAGAAGCCCCTCTAGCAACAGATAAACAACCTTCATACATTTTAATTCCTATATCCAAAAATATATAAAATATTAATCCCGAAAATATACTCCAATTTACAGAATTGTTTTGAAACATCGGCATACATAAATACATAAAAGTAAAAGAAAAAACAAATGTACTAAATGTTATATTTCCATATTTACTAAATTGTATTGCCGTGCAGATTGTTCCGTCAGATTCTATTTCGGGAAATCCCGAAAATTCTAAAACATATCTTCGGATTATACAAACACCTAAAATAAAGCCAAGGTAAATAAGACCTTTAAAATTTTGAAATAAAAAAGACAAAGAAACAATCATAACTACGAGTATAATTGGCGAAAAAAATGACATGAAAAATATAAAATTAATTGGATTTGACAACATAAATATTTGCTCACCTGAGCTAACTCTATTAGAAACATTATTCGTGTCTTGGGGTATTTGTCCTCCGACTATTTTATTATTTTTTGGCGTTGTCATATAATAATAACAACTATTTTATTATTATACATTAAAAATTATCTTAAAAACTTCTTCGATTCTCGAAACAGGAGTAAACTTTATATCTAAAATATTTTCACTATTTTTGTATTTTTCTACGAAAGAATCAAAATCTTTTTTGTTTTCTTCAGGGTAAATAAATTCTTTAACGCCTGCTTTGATTCCACCTAATATTTTCAAGTCAAGGCCTCCTATTTCTGTAATAAATCCATCAAGTGAAATTTCTCCGGTTATTGCAATATCGTGTCTTATTTTTTTATCATTAAAAAGGCTGTATATAGATGATGTTATTGCTGCTCCGGCAGAAGGTCCGTCTTTTGGAACACTTCCTTCTGGACAATGAATATGAACGCCTGTTAAATTATCAATTTTTATTTGTTTTTTTCGTTCTTTTTCTGTTAAATCCCATGCAAGTGTTAAAGCAACATTCATACTTTCCTTCATCACATCTCCTTGCATGCCTGTTAGTTTGAGTTTCAAAAAATCATCTGCTGGATAATATTTGACTTGAATCGGGATTATACCGCCCTGTCCTACCGAATTTGCCCACATTCCGTTTATATATCCAACTCTATCTTCATTACAAATTTTTTTTGTTTTTACGAAAGGTTTATCCTTAAAATACTTATTCTCAATGTCTGATTTTGTAATACAAATTGGAACATCTCCTTCATAATTAGAATTTTTCAATATTGACAAATTTATATCCCCAATCAACTCAAATAAAACTTGTTTTAATTTTCGAACACCAGATTCACATGTATAATTTTCGATAATGAATTTTAATGTCTCTCCGTCTATTTTTATTACACCATCAAGACCCATCTTTTTATAAACTTCGGGTAAAATATGATCCTTTGCTATTATTAGTTTATCTTCAAGAGAAAGACTAGAAAATTTTATTCTGTGAATACGATCTAGTAAAATTTTATCTATCAAATCAGGATCATTATACGATAATACGAAAAGTGCTTTTGATAAATCTAAGTCTATTCCTGTAAAATATTTGTCTTGAAAACAATCATTTTGTGCCGGATCTAATAAATGAGTAAGAATACCAATAATTTCTTTTCCGTGTTCCGTTTTGCTAATTTTATCAATCTCATCAATAAATATTATAGGGTTCATACATTTTTTATCAATCAAAATTTGAACTATGCTTCCCCATGTCGATCCTACATAGGTATAATTGTGTCCGTGAAGACTACTTCCGTTACTATCTCCTCCCATTTGTATCATTGCAAAAGGACGGCTTTCGCCATTTTCATCTTTTAAGCAGTTTGCAAGACCTTTTTTTGCTAGAGATGTCTTTCCACAACCGGGCGGGCCCTCAAAACCAAAACAATACCCGTCCTGTTCACCATTTATCCATTGTCCGACAATTTTCTCTATTTGTTTTTTCGCCGCATCATGTCCGTAAACTGCATCATCTAGAGTTTTTTTTACTTGAGAAATATAAGTTTTTATATTTAAAAGACCATTATTTATGTTTCTAATATTTTTATCTCCATCAGAACAGCCACTTAAAATAAATGCGGCAAACTTTTCTACAACCTCTAAATTTTTCTCGAATAATAAATTTAAAAAATTTTCTATTCCATTTTTAATAGAATTTTTTTTACTTCCTTGCTTAGTAAAATTAAAGATTGTAAAGTTATTACAAAGACTTTCTTTTGTGATAAATAAATTTATTTTGTTTGTGTTTGAAATAAGTGCATCTTTGTCACCAAAGAGAAGGATTTTTTTCAAAGTTGAATAATTACTTTTTATACTTTCAGATTCCAGAAAATAATTAAAATTTTTCATGAACTTGACAATTTCTACGCTTGTATAACTTTCTTTAAAATTGTCTACCATTTTCATTTTTTCTCTCGTTTTCTCATCTTTTATTACTTCTAAAAATACTCTTCTGATGATCGGCATAGTTTCTAAAATGGGTTCTTTTTTGTATATAGAAAAAGGAATTTTCATTAGTCCATCCAAGTATTGTCTGGCCTTTGAACCCGAATCTTCTGACTTTGCTTTTACTTCTTTTAACTTCATCATAGCCTTTTCTTTTACTGCATCATTTGCTTTCAATAAACAGATTTGTTGCTCTAAAGGAATTTTATTCATGTCAAAATTTGTAAGATCATTTGTGTATTGTATTGTTCTTTTCATTGCTTCTCCAAAAAATTTTTTTATAGACCAAGGAAAACTATCGAATAATATAGTCTGTTCCTGCGTATCTATTGTACCATTCGAATCGTTCGAGAGAAGATCGTACAACAGATAAGCAAGATATTGGTTTTCATAGCTTTTACTAGATTTTATTAAGAGGTGAATAAGCGTTATGCGTTTCGCAAATAAATCGCTTTGAACAAACTCTCTTATTGTTGCAGATAAGGGGCGACGTGTTAAAATATTTGTATTGCTTAAAACACCCATATATTTATTATATATGTCACTATCACTAGAAATCAAATAATCTTTCAATGTTAGACTAGAAATAAAACATTCAAAAGTTTCTGTATGAAACAAGGGATCTTTCGGCCTATTTTCTTTAATAAAACTTATTTTGTCCTTAAAAAATTCATCGGTTAAAAAATCTACTATAACATCATCAACAATCCCATAAATCATTAAATTTTTTTTAGAAACTGAATTAAAAAAAAATACTTTTATTCCGTAAACTCTAGAATGAAATTGTTTTGAGCTAAAAGAAATATCGAAACAATCCATATTTTTCGATTGTTCTGTTATAGTTTCATCTTGTTCTTTGTTATCAGATTTTTTTAAACTGGCCAGTTTATATCCAGTCGGATGAAAATATTTTTTCAATAAATTAAACTTAGGTGCATCATTTTGATTGTTTGTTCCAAAACAAATAGAAAGTAAATCATCTAATGACTCTGTTCCGTAATTTTTTAATATTAAAGATAGGTCGTTGGTAATATACTGAAGATTATTTATTAATTCGTCGGTGCTAATATTTTCAATATTTTTTGTAAAAGTTTTTATTTTATTGCTCAAATCATTCAAAATACGAACGCAAGAATTCACATCACTAACAGATAAAATCTCATAAATTTTATTTTTGTTCGCATTTAATATAGTTTTTTGAATTATGTCTTGAAAAACCCCTAGTTTTTTATTTAATAACAAAACTACTTCTGCCGAGTGTTTTGTTGTTTTATTTTTTTTTTCTGTCATTAATATCTAAATATATTAGTTTTTTTCAAATACAAATCTTTTGATTCATGTTTTTGTTTTAATAAATCTCTAGTTAAATATATCGACAAATGTATTAAACATGAAATGCATTATTCAATAAAGGCTTTATGGGAATACCTGCATACTTTAGCTATATTGTTAAAAATCATCCAGAAATTATTCGAAGGCTTTGCAAGAATGACATAGAAGTAAGTAATTTTTATTTAGATAGTAACTCTATTATATACGATTGTGTGCATAACATTGATATCGATAAAATAACAGATTCTATTGCAATTTCTATTATTAATAAAGTAATTTCAAAAATAGAAGAATACATTGATCTTATCGAACCAAATAACATAATTTATATTGCATTTGATGGCGTTGCACCTGTAGCAAAGCTTGATCAGCAGAGAGACAGACGTTACAAATCATGGTATCAAGGTCTTATCATGAGACAAATTGATAAGGCGAAAAAATCAGACCCCTTCAATACTACTTCCATTACTCCGGGAACAAAATTTATGCAAATGTTAAATAAGATGATTTCAAATCATTTTGCACAAAATAAAAAAAAATTCAAAGCAAACGAAATATTTGTTTCTACAAGTGATATTCCAGGTGAAGGAGAGCACAAAATTTTTGACTTCATTAGAACTTCAAAATTTGTTTCTACTGGTTCTACAAATATTGTTTATGGTCTTGACGCTGATCTTATTATGTTATCTATGAATCATTTACCAGTAAACAATCAAATATTTTTATTCCGAGAAACCCCGCATTTTATCCAGTCAATCGATAGTTCGCTCGAGCCTAACGAAACATATCTTATTGATATACCAGAGTTTGCCAAAATTATAAGTGAAAGTATGAACAACGGAAATAGTAACGGACTTAACAGAACGTACGACTATATACTACTTTGTTTCTTTCTAGGAAATGACTTTATGCCACACTTTCCTTCTATCAATATTCGAACCGGCGGTGTTGATAAAATGATTAATGCCTACAAGGCAACTATTGGAGAAACTAATGAAAAATTGACCGATGGTAAAATAATTAATTGGAAAAATATGAGAAAAGTTGTGCAGTTCTTGGCTGACGCGGAAGAAGATAATATTAAAACAGAAATGAAATCTCGAGATCGAAGAGAAAGAGTTTACTATCCGAGCGAAACACCCGAGCAGGTACATGTAAAATTTGAAGCAATACCAACCTATGAAAGAGAACTTGAAAAATATATTAATCCATTCAAAGACGACTGGCAAAATCGATATTATAAAGCACTTTTTCAAATGGATTCTCCTGTAGACGAGGAAAGAAAAAAGCAGATCTGCTTAAATTATCTATCTGGATTAGAGTGGACGATGAAATACTATACAACAGGCTGCGCAGACTGGAGGTGGTCTTATAATTATAACTATCCACCACTTTTAGTTGACTTGATAAAGTATGTTCCATATTTTGAAACAGAATTTGTCAAACTAAAACCAGCGAATCCAGTAGCGCCTCTAGTTCAACTATGTTATGTTCTTCCAAAAGCAAATCTGGAATTGCTGCCGCGAGAATTACACGAAAAACTTCTTAAGAAACATTCAAATTGGTACGAATCTGAATGTGACTTCTTATGGGCATATTGCAAATATTTTTGGGAATCGCACGTCTTGCTACCCGAAATAGATATAGACGAACTTGAAGAATTCATAAAAGAGAATAAACCTCTTATTCTAGAAGATTCTCAAACATAAGATCCGCTATCAATAAATATAAACTCTTCTAGACCATTTGGCTTTAAAAAATCATTCAAATGTTTTATCCACTTATCTTTTATAAAATAAGTATACGCATTTATAAAATTTCCAGTTTTATCAACCACCTGTATAATTTTTCTTTTATATCTATTTTCAAAATGATCCATATCATAAATAAAACTCTTTCTATCTTCAGGATTTATTTCATAAAGGTCTCCAATAACGTTAACTTTTTTATGCCCCTTATATGTCGCTTCTGTTATAAACGGATACATGCGCGTTCTATTAATCATAATAAATGAATATTTATTTTTGGTAGCCACGTTTCCTAAAAAAGAAATTCGTTTATCTTTTTTTATTATTTTATGATTTAACTCATTTTGACGAAGCGTTCCGTAAAAAAATATATGATTGGGCGTAGGCATCAGTTTTATTTATATTACAGCAGATTATTATATATTACAACAAATTATTACACCTTTTATTATTTCAATCGCCGATTTCTGCACCTGAATATTCTATCCAATCTGATAATGTAAAAAATATAAAATCATTAGGCAAAATCCAATCTTTGAATATAAGTTGATAATGTTCTTCTCTTGGGATTTCTTTTAATTCAAATCTCCAAGTTTTGTGAATGAATTCTTTTCTCATAATGTTTAAAAATTCTTTTTCTGTATGTTCTCCAGTTTTATTACAACCTATTCCAGTGTATAAAATTTTCATATAGTTATTATAAATAAATAAAAATCTTTATATTGATTTACAAAAAATAGGCGTTTAGAATGAATAAAGGTGTAAAAATAGATATAGACGAACTTGAAGAAAATAAATCTCTCACTCCAGAAGATCCGCTATAAATTTTCTTTATACCTTTCTTATTTATTATTTTGTTATTATATAATGATTCCCAGTTCTTCTGATAAATGGAGATATACTCTTTACACAACCATTGTCTTATTACTTCTTTTCAATCCTTTGACATACAAGCTCGTAAATTCTTTATTATCGCGCTTTGTTGGACCGATTGCAAGCAATAACGGATGTCCTACAGCATTGGGTTTCTTTTTACACGCCGCAGTTTTTACATTTATTGTGAGATATATGATGGATTTGCACATATAAAGTGCTACAGATCTTAATGATGAAGTAACTTATACGCTGCATCCATATATATAAAATATAATACAAAAAGAGATATAAATGGCCAATATGTTAGCATAAAATAATAAGGAATTGTAACAATTTTATTGGTGTTTTCCTCAAAATACTTTGCGTCTTCTCCGCATTTATCTATATTTCGTCTAGCCGTTTTTGCATAATTATAATCATGTTTCCCAGTAACAAAATTATTCTCTCCAAATACAGCGCATTCTTCTTTGTGTGCTATAAAGTGTTTGCAATCTTTACATAGTTTCCTTGGCAAAATACGATTAGATGCGGCGTGTGAGGAAAGAATAAACAAACTAAATGTTATAATTTTCATATCAAATAATAACATTTATATCTTTATGCGTTTTTTTATATAGATATTAGATGCTAAAAATCCTACAAATATTTATTTATGATAAACATCATAATCCGTTACATAAACACATCCAGACATGGCACCTTTATTTTCAAAAATTCGCGTTTCCAAGACTTTTTTGGAAAATCCGATTTTGGACATTTATTTTTGTCCATTTTTCACTTTCCAAAATACTTTTGACTTTTTATTTTTCTCTTTTTCTAAAAAAGTCAGTTATTACCATAATGGTTTAAATACATAAATAATAATTCGTGTTTTGTTATTGAATTATTTTTTAAAGAAAAAATAAGTTTTCGGAAAACCATTTAGGGGATTTTCTCATTGACATATATAGCAATGTTCAGCAATGAAAAAATCCCAAAAAATCCCCTAAAATATTCATGCATCTTTTGCAACTATAATTGCTGCAATAAGAAGGACTATGAAAAACATCTTCTAACACGTAAACACAAAAAAAACGAAAATAGCAATGAATTTTTGATAATTAGCAATGTTTTTGTCCCAAAAATCCCCAAAGCATTTACGTGCGATGGTTGTCACAAATCTTATAAAGATAATAGCGGGCTATGGCGGCATAAGAAAAAATGTGGAGGGTCGCCCAAAAAAGATACAGAACCAAAGGAAAATGATATTGTTAGTAAACTCATTCAGCAAAATATGGATTTAGTTAGTCAAAATCAAGAATTTAAACAGATGATGATCGAGCAAAATAAAACCATCGTAGAGTTGGCAAATAAAACAACTATTGTGAATAATAATAATACTACTAACAATAATAAATTCAACTTAAATATCTTTCTAAACGAGAAATGCAAAGATGCTCTGAACATTACCGACTTTGTAGACTCTCTTCAGTTGCAGTTGGGAGATTTAGAAGAAACTGGAAGATTAGGATATGTACAAGGAATTTCCAGAATTTTTATTAATGGTTTGAAACAACTAGACGTTTATAAACGTCCAATTCACTGCAGCGATGCAAAAAGAGAAACCTTGTACGTAAAAGATAATAACTCTTGGGAAAAAGAAGACACAGATAAAAAGAAAATTACAAGGGCGATTCGACACGTTTCCATCAAAAATGCAAAACAGGTAGGTGAGTGGACGAGAGAAAATAAAGGGTACAATGATGCCGCGAACAAAAAAAGTGACAAGTATTTGAAAATCATTTCCGAAGCAAATGGAGGAGAACCAGAAGAAATAAACAAAATTATTAAAACAATATCTGCAAATGTGACAATCGATAAAGAATCAACTTAACTTTGCATTTGAAGCCGTATTTTCTTTTTAAAGTTTTCTTCATCCAAAAATAAATACAACTTAAAGTTGCATTTTGTATAATTTTCCATATTTTCTCTCAGTGTTATTCTAGATGACATTTTTAGTTCGGGTAGATAAACGATATATTGGTACAGACCATCATTCCTCGTAATTTTATCAAATGGATATCCGTAATATATTTTTTCCATAATTTCAATATTACTCGTGCACAAGTCCAAAAGAGAGCAGTCGGATTGAACTTTGCGAATCGCTCTCATAGTAACGTTAATATATTCTAACTCGTTTATCCAGTTATCATAAAATTTTGACGCATTTTCAGAAAGTTTTATCATGTTGTTATTTTGTTGAAATTTGATAATATTCAACAAATCCACTAGTCGTCGAATCGGGCTTGTAATATGAATGTATGCATCCATTTCTAAGAGGTCGTGTCTTGTATTTACTTCTACCTGACTTCCGTCAAGATACTGACCAGACGAGCTGTTCCAAATTTTTATATGCTTAGCAACATCTTCAGGAACACTATCCGGAACAGAAACTTCTTTTTTCATTATTGTCGACCTAAAAATTCCATTTTTATTTTTTAAAAGTTCTCTAGCACAATGATAATTCATGAAAATCATTAAGTAGCATACAACATCATGACTATTTTTCACATTGGAAAGATATCTAAACTTTTTAGTCAGGCTCTTTGTTACATCAAATAAATAGTTGTACTCAACATTTTCGAGTAATTTTGGCTCTTCATATGCATAATTTTTAACCACCCTTATCATACAATTCTTATATTCGATCATTTTAATTTCATCTCCTTCGATAGTAATGTCCATAACAAAAGCGAGACGTGTATTATTTTGTTGAAGACTGCATAGACAATCAGAAAGAATAGTTGGAAGCATAGGTCGTTTCCGATCAGGCAAATAAATAGTAGAAATACGCCTAGAAAAAGAGTCCCACAAGTTTAAAACATCCATCCAAATGGTAACATTCGCTATATATATGCTTAACTTATGTTTTCCATCACCTAAATTCTGAATACTAAAAGCGTCGTCATAGTCAACACTACTTGGCGGATCAATAGTAAATATCTTCCAGTCCGATTGATTTGTTCGATCTTCAATGGAAGGATATTTCTTACTTATGTTCTCAATAAATGCATCATGTGGTTTCGATTTTAGAGCTTTAGATGTATCTTTTGTAAACTTTTGAATAGATGCATTCAAACTTTTACAATAAAGCTGATACTCATAAAAATTATCTAGAACATCTACATTTCCAATTACCTGATTTAAAACTCCATGAGGATGTTTATCAGGCCATTCAGTGTATGAAAATGTTACATACATATTAACAAATACCTTTGAAAATCCTATATTTTTCATCTCATAGGGAATTAAAAAAGAGGGAAGTCTCATGTCATCAGGAACACATTTGTACATGAGCTTCCCGTTTTTTCTTCCGTAGGTTTTATTATTTTTAAGAACCAAAACTCCTGGAACAGATCCGATTATTCGAGCGCTAGAATGTTCTATTTTGACATTTCCCGATTCATCAATACTAAAGACGTCATTTGAAAACAACTTATTTTTGAGAGGATCCACATTCAAATCATTAATGTTATAATTGAGTATATTATAAAACGTCCAATCAGTGTATGATCTATCGTGTACATGTATTTTGTAAAGAGTCATGCAGACGTGTGTCTTATATATAGTATGTCTATTTCTTTAGGTCTTAGTTTACATGATTATCACCAAAAACTATCAATAATGCGGACTACGTCTAAAGGTAAGACGGCATCTCCTATTATATCTTCTAGTTTTAAAACATTTTTAATCCAAGCAAAAGGCATAACATGTAATATATTTTTCTCGAGCAACGCATTTTTTTCTTGATAATTAAAAACACGTATCTGTTTGTATGGATCCGAACAGACAATATCGATAAAATTTGCGCGAAAATGTTTATCAAAACAATTATTTAGTGATTTACAAATAAATAAATATCTTTTTCTACTTTTAAGTTTGATTTCCATATTTTCTTTTTATTTTTCACAAAGTTTTATTTTCAATTTTCATCATAAAAGTCAAATAAAAGACGTTTGATTTGCATCATTTGCGGCTATAATTACATTATTTTCAAGAGGATTCGTGTCTTCTGAGATTTTTTCTTTGCTTTCTAAAGGCAATTTTTTTATATCTGTACTAAAAGAATTAAGTTTCATATTATCTAAACTAGCTTTTTTTACAACATCTCTTTTTACATTTTGAATTTGAAGTCCATACATTGCAACCTGAGGTAAAATTGCGATATTATTCATATAAGTTCTATATCTAAAACAAGACACACTTGATCCTTTATTAAACTTAAAGCTGTACCACCAATATGCTGGTATATATATTGTTTTTCCCACAGGCAACGTAAATTCCAAACATTTTATTTTATCAAAGTCGGCAGTGTATTGCGGCTGAGGTTCCCATGGATTGACGGGACTACGAAATTCAAAATTTTCGTAATCATTTTCTGGTTGTAAATATTTTATACTTCTTGGTGGTGCTAGTTTTATCTGAATACTTCCCTTTGTACACAAAAAATAATTTCTATAATTTATTTCGTATCGAAAAGGTGTTAAAGTTCCTTCAGAACCCGTCATTATGTCGTAATTGCAGTTTGACACCATATAAGGTCTTAAATACTCGTCATTGTATTGCAAATTTTTTATAGACGCCGTTTCTTGCAAAAAATCCGAATTGCTTTCAGAAAAGTATGTTAAATTTTTATCTTCTTCGAATAATTTTACAGCAGCATGAAAAGGCAAAGGCATATAAATTTCTGAAGAATAATCTGGAACTTTTGCATTTCTAATTTTTATTTCAAATGCATTATAGTTTGATGCTAAATAATCGATATTTGAGGTTTGAATAATTTTTTCATTTTCAAAATCAAACAAAACAGGCTGTCTTAGATTACAAATTTCTTCAAACTTATCTTTTGATGCAAAGTCAATTTCGTACATCTCAAGATCATCGCTTGTTTTTAAGTGAAACTGAATATGTAAATATAAAAACAAAACGAGACAAAATATAAAAAATCCAAACATAGCTTTCATGACTAATAAAAAAATATAATAATATTTTATTATTTATACTCACCAGAGTCTTTTGTAAAGACCTACTCTAACTTTGGCGCTAAGTAGAACAAAAACCTGCTGTTTTCTCCTAAATCATATTCAATCTTCATGGGATAGTCTTTGCTAATAGAAATATTAATATCAGATGATAACTTTGTTGACAAGCACATTTTATGCATAAATGTTAAACTATAAAGTAGATCTACAACCTCATCTTCAGATATAGAATATGAATTTAAATCTTCAACTGGAATTGAAACCATCATATTTCCTAAATCGCCTTGTGTATTCAAGTTGATTTTGTCGTCTAAGCAACTTATTCTAATGTCTGAACCGAAGTGAATCATCTGCGAGGTAATTTCATATATTTTTTTGGAATTAAGTGAAAAATCGGCGTCGTATTCAGCAGCCGGAACATCAAATATGTCATTATCAAATTCTGTTAAAGGAATCGAAAAGAACTTATTATAATCTCCTTGAACATCTGATGTTAAATCTATATTCAATTTATCCGTATCACCAGAGAACGAAATAACAATAGTTTGATCATCTGTAGCAATATTCAAGATAGTATGTAATGTAGATGAGTCAAAACAAATATTTTTGGAATCAAGAGGTTCAATTTCAAAATTATTAAACCATATTCCCATAATTTTTGCATCAAAGAGACAAACATGAGATTTATCCATTCCCTGCATATAAATATAATCTTCGTGAAATATTATTGATATAAGACTTGTGCAACCTTTTAAAATTTGAAATAACGCAACAAAGGTTTCTTTTTTTTTCTTATCTGAAACTACAAGCTTCATTTGTAATAGTATGCATAGTTAGTTTAATATTGTTTACTAGAACATTATTATTTATTTTTCTTTTTTTACCAGTTTAATTTTTTTGCACGTGACTTTATCAATAAAAATTGAAAGTATAGAAAGAACCTGAGAAAAAATGAACGGGGCGTTGTAAATATAACATGTGTCTAAGTTGCTATCTGGAAAGTCATTATTAAATATACCACAAATTTTTCCAATATAATTATAGTGTTTTTCTACTTCTTTTATCGTCAAAGATTTCAAAGATAAGTGTATGTTAAAATTTATGTGATTTTTTAAAACTTTATTAAAATTATCTCTAAGAAACTCTGTTATCTCATCATACGTGTTTTCATTTGCAAAATATTTGAAAGCTGGATACTCTATAAAAATATTGTTTTCATTAATCCTACATATTTTTTCTAAAATTACTTGTTTATCCATAAATATATAGTTGTCTTATTTATATATTGTTTTATAAACCAATTTATTTCAAAGAATTTATAAAAAGGACCACATCTTCCTCGGTAAACCCAAAAAACTTTTTAATGTCCGCAATTTTTCCACTTTCGCCAAATGTGTTAATTCCATAAGTATAATCTACGTATTTATTCCAGCCCAGGGTTACTCCCGCTTCCAAACTAATTTTCTTTATTCTTCTGGGTAAAACAAGTTCTTTATATTCCGCTGTTTGTAAATCAAATAACTCGCAGCACGGCATCGAAACTACCCGAATATTACCCATTTTTTTTGCAACTTCAATAGAAAGCGAAACCTCAGATCCCGTTGAAACAATAATAAATTCGGGGTCTTTTTTATCACTATCATAAATTATGTACGCCCCCTTTTTTGTTTCGTTTGCGTTACTTTTTGCTATGTTTGGTAATACCTGCCTAGACAATATTAACGCAGCTGGACCATCATAACGAAGGGCGATCTGATAAGCTGCTGAAACTTCAGTAGTATCACATGGTCTAATTGTCAAAAGATTTGGAATTGATCGCAATATGGCTAAAGATTCTACGGGTTGGTGCGTTGGTCCGTCCTCTCCCAAAAAAACAGAGTCGTGTGTTAAAATATAAAGTACTTTATGTTTCGAAAGTGCTGCCATGCGAATCGGAGCAAGGCAATAAGTTATAAATACTAAAAATGTACTAACAACTGGAAGTATATTATAAGTACTTAACCCGTTTGCAATCGAACACATCGCATGTTCACGAATTCCATAGTTCAAATAATTTGAAGAAAAATCAGATTTTGAAATAAAATTGTGAGAAACAAGTGTTTTATTTGATTCTGCGAGATCCGCGCTACCCACAACCATATTCGGCAAAACATTCGCAATTTGTTTCAAAATTATACTAGATGAATCTCTAGTAGCATAATCTTTTTCAAAATTTTTCACATTTTGAATGTTATTTATTGCATTTTTCAAGTTTTCATTAAAACTAGTAGTTGATGAAATATTTGAACATGCGTTTTGACCTTTGTAAAAATCTATTTTTTTTTCTTTCAAACATTGAAAATATTCTTTAACATCATCGTCCACAAAAAAATTATGCATTTTATCAAAACCCAAAAATTCCTTCAAGAGCTGCATTTTTTCGCTTCCTAGAGGTGCGCCATGTACCGCACTTTTTCCAGACAAAACAGATCCGTATCCGATTGTTGTTTTTACAAACAAAATGGTCGGTTTATCAGAAGATTTTTTAGCTTCCATCAACTTTTCATATATATCTTTTGCATCATGATCTCCGTTTTCAACTTCTAAAACATTCCAATGTAAAGCCGTAAAGCGATCCCTCGTATTTTCTGTAAAAGTAAGGTCGGTTTTTCCATCTATTGTAATTCCATTATCGTCATAGAGGATTACTAAATTATTCAATCCTAGATGACCAGCCAGAGATGTTGCCTCGTAAGATACTCCTTCCATCAGACATCCGTCACCACACATAACAAAGATGGTGTTATCGATTCCGAGTTTTTTGGACGCAATCGCCATTCCAACACCATTTGCAATTCCTTGTCCAAGTGGTCCTGTGCTTATTTCTATACCTAATTTTTTATTATATTCTGGATGTCCAGGTGTTTTACTATGAATTTGCCTAAAACTTTTCAAATCGTCAAGAGAATAATCGAAACCTAATAAATGGAGAATACTATATAGTAATGCGCAACCATGGCCGTTAGATAATATAAATCTATCACGATATTCCCATAAAGGATCTTCTGGATTATATTTCATAACTTTTGCCCAAAGAACAAACATCATGGGCGCACAACCAAGAGGCATTCCGGGATGACCGGAATTTGCTTTATCCACCATATCTACCGATAATCCGCGCAAAGTATTTATTATTTTATCCTCTAAATTTTTTTCATTCATATAAAAGAATTATTTTATTAATTAGATAATTTATCGTATTTTATAAATAATAAAAATTAATCATTTATAAATTTTTCGTGTTGTTACTTCGCGTTTGCCATCTTTCTCTTGTAATCAGCTACTTGCTGTTGTTTCTTGATGTTTGGTGCTTCTTTTTTTAAATAATTCGCCATATCGAACCCTTCTCTGTGTGCCATAGAAGTCATAATAAAAGATCCCAATATCATTAAATATGGTAATAAAACAAGGAACCAAGATACTGATTTAAATCCTTTTTTGCACAATAAATTTAAAAGATAAGTCCAGAAGACCACAAAAAAAGCTTTCATTGCAACAGCTGCAAGAGCAATGCCGCTAAATAAGGCAAATAAAATAGCTACTGCAGAAATAACAAAGTACACCATCGCGGGCGTGCAAAGTTCGTTAAAGGTTTTCCCAAACTTCATTTATATATTATGTGGCTATATTATTTTTCTAAATTACTTGTTTCTCTAATAAAAAATTATATTTGTGTGTTTTATCTTCATTTAATAAAAATAAATTTTGCGTATTTAGGTGCTAGATGAAATTTCAGAAGATGGTGTTGAATCTGTTCCTTGAAGTAAAATACTAGACGCAGATGGAGTTTGAGTCGAACTTACAATATTAATTAATTTTATTCTGTTGAATGTTTCACTTATTTTTATCTCTAAAACTTTAACTATTTTATCCAAATCTATTAAGTTTTGATAGCTTATTTTTAATATGTTTAACATACTTACTATCGTGGTTAAATTTTCTGGTTCTTTATTAACATCTTTATTTAGTTCTAGTATTTCAGAATCCGCCGCACTAATAGATGTAGTTGCCAAACTAGTAGCATCTTTGATTCGATTTTTCAAATTTTTAATCATAGCAAATAGAAGACTTTCACTCTGCAATTGAATATCGATCGGTTGATCAGGTAGTTGTTTAAATATTGAAGTAATATTACTTATTATACTAGTAAAATCAAGTAGTTTTGTTTTTAAATCATTTACTTGTGCTTGTAAGTCATTTACAGAAAATCCTTCGTGTATTTTTTTCGGTTGCATCATAAAAGTTATGAATTCAATACCTAAAAATATAAAAACAAATAATGCTACAATTGAAATTATAAGGTATAATTTAGAAGGATTAGAAAGCTGTTTAGAAATCTTCATTGGTATATAATATATTTATACAAGAATATTATTTATTAAAGACTTGTTTAACTATATTTCATCATTATTAATCTTTAATAACTCATTAGCTATATCGTTTTTGATATTAACTTTATTTCTTTCGGAAACATCATTTTCCTCGGTTTTCTCAGTTTCCTCAGCTTCCTCAGTTTCCTCATTTTCAGATTGAATATTCTTTTCGTTATCTGTATCTGTTTCGGTTTCGGTTTCGGTTTCGGTTTCCGCCTTTTTCCATAAAGTTTCTTGTTTTTCTTGAGTTAAAATAACAGAAATAATCTTTTGATTTGTTTCCATAGAAAAAGATTGTAATTTCATAAGCATTTCTTTTGTATCTCTTAATTCATTTTTTAAACTTGTTACTTGATTCTGCAAATCTAATGTCTGCATATCAACCATTTTATAAATTTCTTCGCTGTTGAGTTCGGGAGATGCCTTATTTTGTGAAAGTTTAGTCTGACCCTTTTCCAAGTCTCCCAGGCGCGCAATTACATTGCGAATAACTGTGTCGTCAACTAGACGCATATTCTCATCATGTTCTGCAATGTGAGAAGAGTTTTGAGAGTTAGGACCAATCACCCCTTCAGCTTCCAATTTTTGAATAATAGTTTCAATTCTACCTAAACGAATAGTAACTAGTGCAAATGCATCTCCAACAGAAAGCTTACCAACAGGAACCTGAGGAGCTTGAGGAGGAAGATTGTTGGGATTGCCCTGTTGTTGTTGTGCAAAAGCCTGTTGTGAATTTATAGACGTTCCCGGTCCTCTTTGAGCCATAGGCGGGGCTTCCCCTGCACGTCTTTGTCTAGCTGCTGCATTAGAACGTGAACTACTCATTAATAGTATTAATACATAAATTGTTTTTAAGTAATAGACGCATAAAATTTCTAAAATAGTAGATAAATCAAATAAATTTATTCAATCATATTTTTTTTTTATTTATGCAACCATATTGAATTTTATTGATTCGTGACTTTTATAACCAACCAAATTAAAATCTTCTACTTGGTAGTCGTTAATATTTTCCCTAACTTTTGTTATATTTAATATTGGAAAGGGATATGGTTCTCTAGATAGTTGTGAATGAGCCGCCTCAATATGTTCTTCGTAAATATGGCAATTTCCTACAAAATAAATAAATTCATATGGCTCTAGTCCACAATGTTTTGCTAATAAATGAGTAAGAAATGAATATGAAGCTATATTAAATGGTTCGCCTAACATAATATCGGAAGAACGTTGATACATAGAGCAACTCAACTTGTTTCCTCCATGCACATTAAATTGACACATTACGTGACACGGAGGAAGAGCCATTTGATCATTTTGTTTGGGATTCCAAGCAGACATAACGAGACGTCTACTATTTCTTGTTTCTGGATTTTTAAGTTGCTCGATGATTTGCTGTAACTGATCAACACCATTATACGGATGATCATTTGTCAATTGTTTTCCACTAAAACAATTATAATTTGCTCCAAAATTTCTCCATTGATAACCATAAATTGGACCGCAGATGCCCTCTGGATAAAGTTTTAATCCTCTTGAGTCTAAAAACTCGCGCGATGTATTTCCATCCCAAATATGAACACCTTGTTCTTGTAATTTTTTAGCATCTGTTTCACCATTAATAAACCATAAAAGTTCTTTCAAACATGTTTTCCAAGCTAATTTTTTTGTTGTAAAAATTGGAACTTTACCATCCTTTAGAGAGAATCTCATAGATCTTCCAAAAACACTACGTGTAACACCATTTCTACCTACTTCTTGAAATCCGTTGTTAATAACTTCTCGAATCGAGTCTAAATATTGTTGTTCTTCGTCCATAAAAAACTTATTCTAATTTAGCTTTATCTCTCTTTTTATAAATATTAATTTCTTTTTATAAATCATATGGATATTGAAGACGGAGGATCAAAATCAACAAAAAGTTTTATAAAACATGTGTTTAATTTTGAAGATGAAGGCAAAGCTGAATTTTTAAATACTATTCAATACGCACTTTTGTCAATAATACCAATTGTTATTCTGAATAAAGCAATGCAAAAATTTGTACCAGAAGCAGATGATCAAAAAGGCAGCTTAGAAATTTTAGCAGAAGTTTTAGCCCAAATTATTATTTTATTTATTGGCCTAGTTTTTATTAATAGAATTATCACTTATGTTCCTACATACAGCGGAATAAAATATCCTGAGAATAGTGTTATTTTTATCATTGGGGCCACTCTCATGATAATATTAAGCTTGCAAACAAAGCTTGGGGACAAGGTAAGCATTATTGTAGAACGTGTTACAAATTTATGGGAAGGAAAAACAGAAGATGATAAAAAGAAAAAGAAAAAGGGAGGCCAGGCAAATGGAACCATAAAAGTTTCACAGCCTATTTCACAAAATCCTATTCAGATGTCCGGACAAATGATGATGAGAGATGCATACTCAGATGGAACCGCAATAAATAGCTTACCCGCACAACAACCAGCGCAAGAGTCTGGACCTCAAAATAACTTAGTTTCTGGTGGGAGATCAGGAATGGAAGAACCTATGATGTCGGGTCCTATGGCCGCAAATGAAGCCCTTGGTGGTTCATTTGGCGGATCTTCTTGGTAACCACTTTTATAAAAAGTGGTGCAAATCCACCTTTCCCAAACGTGGAGCCAAAAAAAATAATCCACTTTTGGGAAAACTAACACCAAAAATGATTAATAGAAATAATATAGAATTTAATTACTATATTATTTATGGACGTACCAAAGCTACTAAAGGCGTTAGATAATACAGAAAATGAAGCACTCTTTAATTTTACTTCTGCAAAATTGAAAGAAATGAACTTTAATGTGTTAAAAGAGCTAGAACTTCCAAAAGCAGTGTTTTTAGACTACTTGGAAAAACTAAAAATATATAAATATATTGATGAAATGAACGAATTAAAGTATGGAGCATTTTTACGTTGGATACCACTTGCTAACCCAAACGACTTACCATTAAAAAAAGGCGGTGTTCTTTGCGATATGAAAGTTACTGATACTGGTGTAATGATTGTTTGCAAAGGATTTGCGAATAATCATTTTCAATTTAAAATGGATGAATGTTTAATTTTTCAAAAACTTAGCGACCAAGAATTGGTTCTTTTATCTGCACTCGATCATTTATCAAAGTAATCTACCTTTAAAAAAGGTAGAGCCAAAACCCTTTAGAAAGTCTACCTTTAGAAAAGGTAGAGCCAAAACCCCTTTAGAAAATCTACCTTTAGAAAAGGTAGAGCCAAAACCCCTTTAGAAAATCTACCTTTAGAAAAGGTAGAGCCAAAACCCCTTTAAAAAAGGTAGAAATTTATTTTCTGTGCTTTTTTGTTTTGCCACATCCGCAGTCTTTAAACAAGCCGGGAATGAACTTTCCAAGTTTTATCATGGAAACTTCTCCACCAGTAAGATTTTTTTTTGCAGTAAACATGTGTTTTCCTCTTTTGTAATGGGAAACACTTTTTACGCCCTTTCCTCCCTTAATATGTACTTTACGCACAACTTTTGTTCCATTAGGATGAACTTTTACCTCTTTGTTTATATAGTGGTGCATTTATATTATATAAATATTAAAATTTTCTACAATCTTTTCAAAAGGTTGTACAGGCCCAATCTATCCATTGTTTTGTCACTACCGCATTTACACTTTCTAACGCACCTTCAGTCCAACCTTGTTTACGACTAATCATCTCTCCCACAACTAACATACCCGGCATCGGATATTGCGCTACTTTTATAAATTGTTCTCTGTTTTTATAGGGACCTCGCAATGGCTCATAATAATGAGTACCGATTGGCCAATAAAAATCCAAAATTGATATTAAATGAAGCGAATTTTCTGCGAGACTGAGTGACTTTTCTAATAATCTGCAAAAAAAATCTCTATTTTCTTTTGTATTTTCTAAATTATCTTTCAGTTTTTTAGCACCTTCATTATCTGTATATGCAATCATATAAACTCCCTTTTCCGGATTCATAGGAATAATACGATGCAAAACGCCGGGAACTATTATTTGCCCAGGAACTGCAGATTTCATTACAGCAACAGAATTTTTAGAAAACTTTCCGTATACTCGTAAAAAAACTTGACCATGTATTTGTTGATAAATACTTTGTGGATTATCAGCTCCGGGAACTAATTTTTTTACACTACTAATAGTTGTTGCAATAATCGTTTTCAAACAAGAATATTTTTTTCCATTTTCAAGTGTAACTAAAAATCCGCATTTGCATTCGTCTAGTTTATGTATGGCAACAACATTAGAAGAGGTTTTAATATTTTCTTTACCAATTTTTTCAGCCAAGGTCTCGACTAAATTATGCCAAGGTATATTCAATGCAGTCCATGCTTTATAGTTATCGTCAAATCCGTAATAATATAAAGTTTCATAGGCGTCTTCATTTTCGTAGTCAGTATATGCGGAAGAAATAAGTAATCTGTTATATACGTCTTTTCCCAAAATAGGCAGAGCAAATTGTTTAAAAGTTTTCTGAGAATCTTTTTCTTTTGTAAATTCGTGTTTCAAATGGTTCATTATTTTTCCAATATCTACCGGATGAAATGTTTTTGCATAGTTTTTTGTAACAGGAAACTCAGTATATTTTATTTTTAATTTCTTGCACAAATCCATGAGCAAAAAATCTTTATTTTTACGCCCAACTCCAGCTCCACTAGCCACTGAAACTCCATAAAAATCTTTATTATTCATTCGTCCACCCAACCAAGACCTTTTATCTCTCTCTAAAACCAGAATAGAAGTTTTTGGTGCAATTTTTTTTATTTGGTATGCACTATAAAGACCAGAAATACCTCCACCAATAATAATAATATCGTAATATGGATACATCTACTATATTATGATACTTTTTATTTTTATTTTCGCCTTATGGTTTTTCTTTTTCCAAAAATAATTTTTTTTTGCGTTTTTTTAAACGAAACAAATCTCTTTCTTAAACATTTAAATTTTCCTCTAGTTAAACCTTTATTTTTAAATATGCTCCTTGTACAAATGCCAATCGCTCTAGGTTCAGATTTTTGTTTAAGCTGAAGATTTACCTTTTTTATACAGCCACATAATTTTAACGCTAAAATATCTTCAGCATTATTTTTTAGATCAGACTTTTTTAAAGGAATAGGTTTATTATAAAAATGTAATATATTTTTATAATCAGCGTCAGTTATTTTATAATTCATAAATAATTAATTGTTATAATAGAGACATAAAATAAATTTGTTTGCTCTACTTTTAATAAAAATATAATATAACACAAAATGAAGCCGATTAAAATAGTAGTATTTGATTTAGATGAAACTCTTGGTTATTTTACAGAGCTTGGTCTTTTTTGGGACTCCTTGATTGAATATACAAAAATTGAAAAAATAAATTACAAAATAACCCAATATGATTTTAATGAAACGTTAGATTTATTTGGCGAATTTATACGACCCAATATTCTTTCTCTTATGAATTATTTAAAATACAAAAAACAAATGAAAATATGCAACTCCGTTTTAATTTATACAAATAATCAAGGCGCAAAAGAATGGGTAAATTACATACGAAAATATTTTGAATCAAAAATAAATTATAGTGTATTTGATCAAACTATAGGAGCGTTTAAAGTTAATGGAAAACGCTGTGAAACTTGTAGAACAAGTCATGAAAAAACAATTCATGATTTATTGAACTGCTCCAAACTTCCCGCAAATACTGAAATATGTTTTCTTGACGATGTTTTATATCCTGAAATGAGTGGAAAAAATATATATTACATAAAGGTTAATCCTTATGTATATAATTTACCTTTTGAAACTATGATAGAACGCTTTTTACTTTCCGACTTTTCAAAAAAAATAGTTACAAATGTACAATTATTCAAAAGATATATTATGAAACACATGGAACAATATTCATACACTTATATTGAAAAATCAAATAAAGAGTATGAAATCGATAAAATTATTACAAAAAAAATAATGTGTCATTTACAGGCATTTTTCAATAAACATTGGAAAGATTCAGATCCCCAGAAAAATTGCGCTACGCATAAAAGAAGAATAACTACTGGAAGTCGAAATAAAACTTTCAAAAAACATTAAGAGCAGACAACTTAGTCTTGGCTTTGTTTAGATAATACATTGTAGCAGTATTAATAGCAGTTGTTGTCAGAATAAACAAGCCTGCTCTAAATACTATTTTCCTATCTAAATCACTAAAATCTACTTTTTTCCACAAAGGATTGAAACGATATATTAAATAAAGGCATATGTATATTTTTATGAAACTATTTAATGTGGTAATGTATTCAGGCTTACTTATAGATAGACCAAATATTGATGCGATGTAGAGAATTAAAACAACTGCTGATACAATTGTAAATCCTTTATATTGTATATCGTAAAAAATGTTTTTTGATGCCATACATTTACAATAGAAAATTATTCACTTAGTGCCTTTTTTTCAGTTCCAGCAGATTCTTTGTATAGAGCAAGGGTTCTTGCACTGGCATCCGTGGCATTTACGTATTTTGGCATCCAATAATATGGAATAATTGTAAAAGAGTTTGGATAATATTTTTCGAAAATAGACTTGTAATATTTTTGTTCTTTTGTAACAGGCTCAATGCCTTTTTGAGAAACGTTAATCTCAGGAAAAGTATCGACGTAGTCTTCTATAATTTGATAAAGAGACCTTGATGTTTTGCTGACACCATCGCTAAAAGCTTCTTTACGTCTCCAAAGAATTGAATCTGGCAAAAGGGACTTTCCCTCAGAATTTTTAAAAAATTTTTCAGAAAAAGCCATTCTTAACAAATATTTTTCACATTGTCCAGAATTTCCGGGGTGATAACGCAGCCGCGGGTCAATTGATAAATAATACTGAACAAACGATCGATCTAAAAATGGTGTTCGAGGTTCCAGTCCGTGTGATGAGATACATTTATCTGAACGTAAAACATCGAATTTATGAATATCTTTTAAAAGTCTTCTTGACTCGCGATCAAATTCTATGGCATCTGGACACTTGTGCATGTATAAATAACCTCCGCACAATTCATCGGATCCGTCTCCATTAAATATAACTTTGGCATTACTATTCTCGGAAATATATTTTCCAAGCAAATAGTTGCCAATGCTCGCTCTAACAGATGTTGTATCATAACTTTCAATTGCGTAAATTACTTCAGGAATTGCATCTAAAAAATCCTGCTCGGTTAAAATAATTTCTGTGTGTTTTGTTCCCAGATAATCTGCAACTATCTTTGCATATTTCAAATCTTCTGATCCTTCAAGACCTATACTATACGTTTCTAGAGGATCGCACCCAGGATTTGACTTTTGGCGAAATTCATTTACTAAAGCTGTAATAATACTGCTATCTAATCCACCTGACAGCAAGCATGCAACCGGTCTTTCTGTCGTAATACATCTTTTTTCGACGGCCTGCATAAGAAAATTTTTTATGCCTATAAAACTTCCGATTTCACAAGGAACAACTTGAGAAATAATAATACTATTAAACCCTGTAGAATGGTAAGACTCGTATTCTTTTGTACAAATCCAATTAGCCATCGAAGTAGGAGGTAATTCATAAAAAGAGTATGTTCCCGGATGAAAGTGTTCAACTATGTACGTTTCATCTCTTGCCTGAAATTCTGATAAACATTTTATTTCAGAAGCAAACCCATAAAGTTTATTTTCATTTGTCAAATGTCTCAAAACGTATAATGGTCTTACTCCGTATGGATCGCGCGCAATATATACTTTATTTGATAACATGTTTATACCATCGCATGAAACATTTGTATTATCGCAAAGAACAAATGCGAATACACCATCAAGCATTTGCAAAGTATGTTCGATTCCATATTTCAAATATAAATGAATAATTACTTCGCAATCAGAATCGGTTTCGGGTGCTACCTTCATAAGAGAGTATAACTCTTTATAGTTATAAATTTCACCATTACAAATGAGTGTAACGTTTCCAATGGTTATAGGTTGATTTGATTTGTCGTTTATTCCATTTATTGCAAGTCTATGAAAACCAAGCTTCACATTAATGCCTCCGCTTTCTAGTTTAGAAAATTCAGGTCCTCTATTTTTTCCTTTTTCAAATTGTTCTTCAATAAATTCACTTGTTATTTTAACAAAATTTGTTTCATTTAAAAGCGCAAATATTCCGCACATATTTTCGTTACTTAAATTATTGCAGTTTTCCTTTATATCAATTTTGAATACCCTTTAATAAAAGTAAAATCGATATAAATTTTATTGTCATTCTATATTAATGACTGAACAAAATTGCGATAACTTTCTTTCAGCTGTAATTAGAAATGAAACAAATACTAGAGTCTATGATAGAAATATTCCTTCTCAAATTCTCCAGCCTTATTTTTCTCCGAGATCAGTCCCCACTAAATACTCGTTATTGCCAATTGTAGATCCAAGAAAAGAAAATTCTATAAAAGCTGTTCATTACCCCAACTACAATACGTGCGCCATTTTCAACCCGGGAAATGATAAAGCTCCCTGGTCTGGATATTCTTCAAATGTAAATGTCGAATCTGAATTAAGAAATCAAATTTTTGCTTTGCAAAAATGTAGTCAGTCTGTGTATGTTCCTGGTACTAATAGCGATCTTTATCAAAATCATTTTGCGGCTAGTCAGCCTTACCATCAACCATTTTCTGGTCTATTTTATAAAGAAAAATTTGAACCATTTAACCCAAATCCTGAAAATTTAGCGACCGGTGTTTTTTTAAATTCTACAAGAGCCGACGTTAAAAATATAAAAAACGATTCTTGCAATTAGTATTCCTTTCATAAATAATTATCACAAATATAAATATAAATGTGTGATAATTTAATAAATCAAATCACATTAGATTGTTTAATCAATAAAGAGCATTATAATAGACTTCTTCAAAACAAAATAAGTAAAAATATAGATAAACAAGATAAAAAATTTTATAAAAAAAGAATTGTTGACTTAACACGAGATCTTTTATCTAAACCAAGCGTTCATGAACCAGAAATTTTAACGGACGTAAAGTATGCGTTTGATAATTATATTAAAATATGTATTCACTATTTCAAATCTCTAGACAATAATGATATTTTACAAGAAGAATATAAAGACTGCGATTTTGATCTTATTCCAATTATCAATGAAGATGTGTCACACCATGACCAACATAGCGCAGATAAGTTGCTGATGCGGAGTATAAAAATGGTAAATCCCTTAGATAAATTTGTAAAAAAAAAAATGTTAAAAAATAATCAGCCGCAAGTTATACCCAAGCAAAAAGAAGTTGATTTAGCTGATCCGTTACTCAAGAGTAAAGGAATTGTAAAAAAAAAGAAAAAAGAAAATATTCTTTAATATTAAGACGAAAAATATATGAAAACATTAAGGAAAAATAAACGAAAGGATGCGCCATCATTTAAAAATGCAAAAATGACAAAAAAAAGGAAAGTAACCCGAGGAGGAAGTAAAATGATGAAACAAAATATTAATTCTTTGAAAAATATTGGAATGAAACAACTAAGATGTAGTCCTTTGCGTAAAAAAACAAATAACGATTTTAGTTGCTTTTCAAGCGCGGATCTGTATAAATTGAGAGACTTATGGAATATGAGACATCCAGACGCCGTAATAAAAACAAACGAGCCAAAAGAAATATGGACGTCTTTGAAAAACTATATGGGAAGTGTTTGCAATAAAGAGTCGTGCTGGTTAAAACAAAATTTTATTGGTAATCAAAAAGTAAAAAAGGAACTTCAGGATGCTTTTGCTCCAAAATCTCCAAATGAGTGGAAAAAAAAACCAAATGAATGGCTTTCTAGTGTAGATATATTAGACGTAATGAAACAATACGAAAAGGCGTATAAATGTTTTGAGTTTATTGGTCCTTCTCCTATTGACTATGACGCAAAAAAAATGTATGGTGAGTGTGTATGGAATGAACTTTGCAATTTTAATTTGAAAGATCAAATAGTAAATGGTAAAACAAAAATAGGAGTAATTTTTAATACCGATCCTCATTATTTGGGTGGAAGTCATTGGGTGAGTTTATTTATTAATATTAAACGTAAAAAAATTTTTTATTTTGATAGCGCCGGAGACGCTATACCTAAAAGAATTAAGCATTTTGTAGATGGTGTTATAGAACAAGGAAAGTCGTTGAAACCTCGAATTGATTTTGAATTTGATCAAAATCATCCAGTTGAACACCAATATGGAAATACTGAGTGTGGAATTTATGGTTTGTACTTTATTGTTCATATGCTCGAAGATAAAATAAACGCACATTATTTGAAAACACATATATTGAAAGATGCATACATGCAAAAATTTAGAAAAGTCTACTTTAATGAAGACCTCTAATCCACCCTTAGAAAAGGTGGATCCAAAATAAAAAACTATCATAATGATTTGGCTCCACCTTTTCTAAAGGTGGAACCAAAATAATAATATTATTTTATTGCATAATACTATAGAAATGTATACAAAAAAAAGAAACCATTCAAAAAAAAATAGAACTTTTAAATATAAAAAATACTCTAATCAAATTCCGGATGATTTTAAAAATATAAATGCTGAAATAAGCATAAACGCGTTAAAACATAATCTGGCATATTTAAAGAAAAAAAGTGGCGCAGACGTGATGCCAGTTTTAAAGGCAAACGCTTATGGGCACGGAATTGTTGAAATTGCGAGAATTTGTAGAAAACTAGGTGTAAAATATATTGGAGTTGCAACTTTAGGAGAAGCGCTTCTTCTCAGAAATAGCGGAGACCGCGGAAAAATTTTAGGATGGTTGTATGATATTAATAGCGATCAAGTAAAAAAGGCTGTTGCTGAAAATATTGATATTGGTATTTTTGACGACAAACATATACCAATTATTTCAAAGTCTCTTCCAAAAAATGCAAAAGCAAAGATTCACTTATTCGTAGATACAGGAATTGATCGTAACGGAATATCCTACGAAAAAGCAACTGATGCCGCGAAACAAATCGTAAACGACAAAAAATTTAAATTAGTCGGAGTAATGTCTCATTTATGTTGTGCTGAAACAAAAAATAATAATCCAACTATTAAACAGCTAAAACTTTTTAGAAAGTTAAGACAAGACTTATACGATTTAAATATTAAACCAGAATTATTTCATATTGCCGCAACAAATGGAATTCTTAATTATGACGTTTCAGACTTTCCTATGGTTAGAAGCGGTGCCGGATTTTATGGATTAGTAGTAGATAATAAGAATCTAACTCAAGCAATGTCATTAACTTCGTCAATACAACAATTAAAATATATAGAAAAAGGTTCTGGCGTTGGATATGACAGAAAATATATTGCACATAGCAAAGAACTTATTGCCATTATTCCAATTGGATATGCAGATTTATTGCCCCTGAAAGCAAACGAAAAATTAAGTGTAAATGTTAACGGAACAAAACGAAAAATATTAGGCTTAGAAAGCATGGATCAAATTGTTATACAAGGAAAACACGGAGATAAACTGGGCGATGAAGTTCGTATTTTTGGAGATAAAAAAAAGGGTTTTACGAGTGTGGCCGAGTTTGCAAAACCGAGTGGAACAACCACTTTTAATATTATAACTCATATTGGAAATCGTATTAAATATAAATATGTTGACTAAATGCAACTTTTTTTACACCTTTTCTCATTTAAAACGCCCATTTTATTAGGCAAAAAAATAAGAAAAAATGTAAAATCAATAGTAGGAATTTCACCTACGATGGTCATATTATTATGATTTGATATTATATGTTGT